AAAAAAATGGAACGGATAGAAGCCAGGGCGTTAAATATAAAAAAAGAGCCTAGAAAAAAAGGCCGGAAGATTAACTTCCGACCGTAAAATCAAACCCGAATTGTTCACATAAAAGCTCTTCAAATTGTTGAAGTACTTTTAATTTAGAACCCTTCAGGTTGAACTCTTTTTTAACGATGGAATAAGCACTGGGTCGGTGTGAACTTACCCTTAGCCCTTTTGTTTCCAATCAAACCCGAATTGTTCACATAAAAGCTCTTCAAATTGTTGAAGTACTTTTAATTTAGAACCCTTCAGGTTGAACTCTTTTTTGATGATGGAATAGGCACTGGGTCGGTGTGAACTTACCCTTAGCCCTTTTGTTTCCATCTTGAGGCCCTGGCGCAACATCAAAAGGCGATAACGCGGGACGCTATCGCCGGTGATGACATAACCGCCATTTTCGAAAGTTTCAACAGTCATTGAAATTAGCGGCGATTGGATGGAATTAACCGCAACAACCAAGAGTGAACCTGATCGGTGCAAAGCTCCAGCCGTTCATTGTCAAGGATCTGATACTTTTCCCGCAAGTAATACATCGCGGCTGTTTTCAGTTCTTGACTGACTGGAGCGTCAGTGTCGTGCAATAGGTGAATAATGCCGGGAATTAAATCCCGGCGAAGATCAACTATTGCTTGATGTTCTGCTGTGCTGAATGATGCCATGGTTGCTGAATCCGGTTGTAACTCTGTGTTCCTGAATGTGAGAATCCCGTGGGATTATCTTTTGGAACGTAAAAGAACAAAGCAATAAGTGAAAGAAAAGCCACCGCGATCAATGACCGGGTGGCGTAAGTTTCTAAACTCATTGTTCTGCCTTCGCTGTTACTTCCTTTTCAGCAATGGCACCCTGGACAGCAGCGCCCAGGGCCTTGAGATCATCCACATCCCAGAATCGAACTGAGTTGCGGAACCACTCGACACCGACGGAACCGCTGGCGTGAGAGGAGTAGTAATCACCCAAAGCATCCTGAAGCTTCCGCCAATCCATGCCCTCAATGCTGATCACCTCCCCATTGGCTGGGTCGGAGACCTTGAGTCGATTGAAACTGAAGTCCAGCTCACAACCGCTGACGCGGAAGGTCTGGGTCGTCGTCTTTTCAATAGCCATTTTGATGAGTTGAATGATTGGGCTTTTGGTTTCGTTGGGTGCGGCCTATGTGGCGGCTTAGTTGCCAACAACTATTGGCGCGCCTAGGATGTTACTCCTAGGTTGCGATCAAAAGTGTTAGAAACACTCCCAACGTTAAATGTTATTTAGTTGTCAAGGTTAGGAGAAAGGATATACAGTCCCCCCTCCATGTTTATATCTTATCAGATACTGATCACATAGCACTGAATAAATCTACTTTTGTTGCATTTCTTGATATATCTAATAGTGTAGCAGTTGATACAGACGGGGGCAGGGTTGCAATGTCACAATGGAGCCACAAGGCGCGGGTACCCGAAACATATATCCGCTAAACAGTATTCGTGTAATAAAAAAGCCCCCTAAGTGGGGGCAGGGGTTTGAAGTTGTGAGCGTGGGGATCAGTCGCTCTTATCTTCGATGGAGATCTTAAGTTCAGGCGCTTGAATGTTGACGGTCTCAACGGATTCACCGATGACACGTCCCAATGAGTCAAGAACCTGACTGGCGGTTTGCAGCTGCCCCTTCTTCAATGCCTGATGAAAGAGTTTGGTACGCATGTGCTGCAACCGCGCCAGCATGTTTTCGCGGTCAGATTGCCAGTCTTCATCAACGAGCTTTTTGACTTCTGCCCAGTCACGCCAAGCGGTATTGATTGAGATCTGTTCTTTCTCTTTGTGGTCGTACACAAGAGCACGCGCCGACAGTCCATCAAGCTGCCGACGATAGAGACGCCGAATGCGGTCTTCTTTTGCTTGTGTGGTGCGGTCCGTAAGAGGTTCAGGCATCAACCCATCGACCTTTTTTCAGATAATAACTGCCTGCCCTGCGTTCTGGCACGTCCAGAAGGGGGGTAGGGGTTGAAAACCTGTGTAATGTAATAGGCATGAGCGTTACAACAGAGCCCATAAACCTCAGATGGGCACAGGGTCAGGTCTATTCGAGCGAAAAGCGCTTCCGAGTCTTGGTTGCAGGTCGCAGATTCGGCAAGTCGTACCTGTCTTGTGTTGAATTGGTGCGTGGAGCGATTGAAAAGCCGGGCGAAACGTTTTTTTATTGCGCTCCGACTTATCGGATGGCGAAGGATATTGCGTGGAGAGCGTTAAAAAAGCTGGTTCCAAAGGTCTGGATCAAGACTAAAAACGAGACGGACCTCAGGATTGAGCTAATCAACGGTTCAACGATTGAGTTAAAGGGTACTGAGAACGCAATGGCGCTTCGTGGTCGCAGCTTGAGCGGCGTCGTATTGGACGAAGCAGCATTTATGGATCCTGAGGTCTGGTTTGAGGTTATTCGCCCTGCTTTGGCGGATAAAGAGGGTTGGGCGTTGTTTATTTCGACGCCAGACGGTACAGCTAGTTGGTTTTATGACTTGTGGTGTTGTGTTCCAGAGGACGAAACCGGAGATTGGCAGCGATGGTGCTACACAACCGTTGAAGGAGGAAACGTCAGTAAGCACGAAGTCGAAGCAGCCCGCGCTCAACTTGATCCGCGCACGTTCCGCCAGGAATTTGAAGCGTCCTTTGAGAACCTGACTGGTCTAGTCGCAGTTAGCTTTTCGGACGACAACATCTCGACAGAGGCGAAGGATATTTCGATTCAGCCGTTGCTGCTGGGCGTTGACTTCAACGTGGATCCGATGTCTGGCATCTGTGCGGTCAAGGATCAGGACACGTTGTACGTGTTTGACGAGATCATGCTGACTGGCGGAGCAACGACCTGGGATTTTGCGGAAGAGGTTACCCGTAGGTATGGGGTGGACCGCAGGGTTATTGCGTGTCCTGACCCAACAGGTGGAGCAAGAAAGACCAGTGGTGTCGGTGTAACGGACCATGCAATCCTCAGGCGCAGTGGCTTCACGGTTCAAAGCCCTAGATCACCGTGGAAGATTCGAGACAAGATCACAGCGGTCAACACGGGCCTTATGGATGCTTCTGGAGCGCGAAGGGTCAAGATTCATCCGAGGTGTAAGGAGTTGATCAAGTCGTTACGGACGCTGACTTACGCGCCAGGCACCGGTCTTCCTAACAAAAATCTGGGAGTAGACCATGCGTTTGACGCTTTCGGGTATCTTGTGCTGCAGCAGTTCAACTTGGCCAAGCCTGAGGCCATGGGAACTACGTCATACCGCCTGTATTAAGGATGTTTCGTGCTTTGAATGCGCCCCTCTGTCCCAAGTGCGGGTCAGATGACACCCGTGTTTTGGGGAAATACACGTCACAAGAGGGAGATTCAGTACGAGACCGTGTTTGCCGCGAGTGTGACCACCGTTGGAGGACGTTGCAGCCACCTGAAGAGGTGCTGGACCCGTCGATTTTGGTCAAATTTCCGCGTTGGAAGTCACCTGAGGGCAGTCGGCGTCAAGTAACGCTGGAATACGCAACTAAGGGCCGTTAGACTGGGTGTATCCCATGTTTATTTGTCATGCCTGGTCATTACGGAGCCGGTGGCAAGAAAAAGCCCAACGGTAAGAAGAAGGGTATGAAGAAGGGCAGCAAGAAGATGCGGTGTAGCTGTGGCAAGTGAAAACGTCCCAGTAAACAAGGCGCTTTACAGCCGAGTTAAAGCTGAGGCCAAGCGCAAGTTCGCGGTTTATCCGAGTGCGTATGCAAATGCGTGGTTGGTGCGCGAATATAAGAAGCGTGGTGGCACCTACCGGAAAGCAACCAGTGGCGGAACGAAAAAAACCACGAAAACCCGCAAAACCAAAAAGTAAAGGCCGTGGTGGCCTTGGCCGATGGTTTGACGAGAAATGGGTCGATATAAAGACCGGAAAGCCTTGTGGGCGCTCCAAAGGCGAAAAACGGGACTATCCAGCGTGCCGACCGTCAAAACGGGTGTCGGACAAGACGCCAAAAACGACTAAGGAGATGTCACCTTCAGAAAAAGCCCGATTTAAACGTGAAAAAACGGGCTCGAAGAAGATAAGCTATCAGCATCGGCGTCGTAAACCCAAGGGTAAAAGCTAATGGCCACCACCGTTGAGCGCTACACCAACACAGTTGAGCATCATGAATCGACCGCCTTGGCGGCGGTAGACGACACTTTTATAGTTAGCGCTCACTCGGACACGTTTACGTTTGCTCTGGTCGCTACTGGCAGCGCAAACTTTACTGTTGCTCTTGAGCTGAACCACAGCGGTTCTACCGATACGTGGTTTGAAATTGACACCACAAAAACTATCAACTCCGCTGGAAATTACGAGTATTTTTATTCAGGAAAGCCTGCAAGTCGCGTTCGCTGTCGTATTGCATCCATTTCATCTGGCACGCCCAGCGTTGAGCCGCACATCATCGTTCATTACAACGGCTGATTGCGTGGCTTGACAGGCATAAAGAGTTAGACTCGAAGGCATAGACCCTTCCTATGTCTACTCATGGCCATCCTTCGCGGAGAGCAAGGTGCGGTCCAGTTTGACGCTGCTGGCTCTTCTAACGCCACCATCGTTGGAACCCGCAGCTGGACACTGAACATCACCAAAGACACGTTGGACGTTACCGATCACGGTGACACCTTCCGTGCATTTGTCGGCAGCATGATCAGCGGTTCTGGCACCGTTGAGCTGGTGTACGACCCAGATGCAACCGGACAGGCTGCATTTATTGAAGACGTGATTACTGCTGCAGACCCTGCAGACGCCACGTTTGAGCTGTTCACCACTGGCACTACCTCCGGCACTGACAGCGTGAGCTTTGCGGGCATTATCACCAGCATGGATATTGCATCCACTGTTGGCGATTTGGTCGTTGCCACCTGCAACTTCGTCACCAGCGGCGCCATCACCTCCAACCTTGAATAAGGTTTAGGACGATGGCAGAGCGCAAAAAGCGTAAGCGTGGTCCCAACCTTAGTGTTGGCCGTGGCGAGAAGCTGCCTGCTAGTAAAGGTGCTGGCCTGACCGCTAAAGGTCGGGCTAAGTACAACCGAGAAACGGGTTCTAATTTGAAACCGCCGGTTACAGGCAAGCCAAAGACAAAGGAAGAAGCTGCCCGTAAGCGTTCTTTCTGCGCTCGAAGTCGTAATTGGACTGGTGAACGGGGTAAAGCAGCTCGTCGTCGATGGGGCTGTTAATAACACAACTCTGAGGTGTCATGACTTACTCCGTCCCTGGTCTCGTTAGAACGCATCTCGTCAGCAGTTCCTACATGGGCACTGTTGACAGTCCGTTCGTGCGGACACGGGCCGTGATCGACCAGATGAAGGGCTGGGAGATCATGAAAGCCGTGACTTCTGGGACGGAGTATCTACGCGAAAACTGCGAGACATTCCTGCCTTTAGAGCCTCGTGAGGACTATTCCGCGTATTTATCGCGGGTAAATCGCTCTGTTTTTACGCCTTATACGCAGCGTTTATTGCGGGCAGCCGCTGGGTTGATCCTGCGAAAACCAATTAGTGTCCAAGGTGATCCCTATTGGACAGATGTATTTAACAAGGACGTTGATGGGTGCGGCTCAGATTTAGATGAGTACGCTCGACGACTCTTGATTTGTGCCCTGACGTATGGGCACTGTCACACGCTGGTTGATTTTCCTGCGCCTTCGGGCGCGAGAAGTCTTGCAGAGGAGCGTGCTCTTAATCGTCGGCCCTATTGGATTGAGGTGGATCCGACTGACGTGTACGGTTGGCGACTGGACCGCGAAGCCAATTACGGAAACCTTACACAGGTTCGGATTGGGGAAAAGGCTGTAGTCCCTGACGGCGAGTTTGGAGAAAAGGTCTATGACCAAGTACGTGTCATCGAGCCGGGTCGTTATCGCATCTTTAGGCAAGAAGAGCAAAAGACAGAGATGCAAGGGCCATTCCCATACCCCGCTTCGTTCGATCAATCCGACGCTACGTCGGAGTACGAGCTGGTTGAGTCTGGCGATTTCTCGCTTGGGCAGATTCCACTGGTAACGATCTATGCAAATAAAACCGATACGTTGACCAGTAAGCCACCGCTACTGGACATTGCTCATCTCAATCTGGCCCACTATCAACGGCAAGCGGATCTTATCCACAGTCTCCACATCGCTTCGCAACCGATGCTTGTCCTTGAGGGTTGGGACGACCAGACGAAAGACATGGCTATCAGCGTTAATTACGCGATGGCGACCCAGCCGGGTAACAAGGTCTATTACGTGGAACCTGCGGCAAGCGCGTTTGAGGCGCAATCGGCTGAAATCCAAGAGCTACAGCAACAGATGGCCACACTCGGTATCAGCACGCTGAGCCAGCAGAAGTTTGTTGCTGAATCAGCTGACGCACGTCGCTTGGATCGGATTGACACCAACTCAATGTTGTCGATGGTGTCGATGGATCTGGAGTCTGGTCTGCAAAAGGCTTACAACATGGCTGCTGATTACTTGGGCCTTGAGCCGCCTGAAGTAAAGATCAGCCGTGACTTTGATCTGCAACGCCTGATTGGTCAGGACATTGCAGCGATGGCACAGCTGTTTGAGGACAAGGTGATTGATCGCGAAGAGTTCCGCGACATGCTGGTTCAGGGTGAAATCCTGCCTACAGCAGCCGAGTCGCCAGATTCCGCGCCAGAGTTACAGTAGAGATACTGCCGCTACTTACTCATGGCCAAGTCTCTCGACAAGGTATTGCAGGCTGACGGTTCCTACAAATGGGAACTCGTTGATTCATGGGATCCTTCTTCTGAAACATCAGCTAAGCCTGTTGCAAAACCTGCTGCTAAAAAACCTGCCGCTAAAAAAGCAAAGGCTAGTAAAGTAACAGAGTAAATTCATTTCTAATAATGGAAGAGCAAGTCATCCAGGAGACGCCTGTGGCGCCTTCTGAGCAGCCCGTGGCTGAGACTGCAAACACCGTCAACGTTGATGTTTCTGCTTACGAGCAGCAAATTCAAGCGTTGCAACAGCGTGCCAGCGAAGCCGAGGAAAAGTTCCAAGGGATCAAAGGCAAGCTTGACGACGTTTACAAGAAACAAGACGAGCAGCGTCGTAAAACACTGGAAGATCAAGGCCAGTGGAAAGATCTTTGGGAAGAGGCCAACAAAACGGCTCAAACCAAAGACCAACAGATCGCTGATCTGGAGCGGCAACTCGCGGATCTTCGTGTTTCTAACGAAACCGCTGCGATGAAGACCTCTGCATTGTCTGCAATTAGTCAGGCTGGTGCAATCAACGCTGAGCAGATGCTGCAGCTTGTTCAAAGCAATCTGAAAAAATCAGATGACGGCAGCGTCAAAGTTCTCAACGGTGGCGTCGAAGAAGACATCAATGTCTATCTCGGCAAGCTGAAAAATCCCGGCTCTGGTTATGAGCATCACTTCAAGCCAAGTGCTCAAGCTGGCATGGGTGCTAAGCCAACGACTGGAACTGCTGGTGCCGCAGGTATCGCTAATCCTTGGTTGGAAGGTAGTATTAACTTAACCAGGCAAATGGCCTTGGAAGCTACCGATCCTGACCTTGCAGCTGTGCTCAAGCGAGAGGCCGGTAAATAGTCCCTGTGGGACACCACCTCAAGTCCGTGACTTGAACCCCGCAAACCTCAATCCCGAATAAGAAATGGCCGCACCATTTCAGAATTATTCCGGCGGTGTCCTTCTGGCGGACATCGTAAAAAGGAATAATCTCAGCACCTATGTGTCTGAGGCAATCAAAGAACGC